TGAAGTGGGACAGCAGCAAGGCCATCGGCAACGGCAGCAAGATGGTCATCGGCTACGACGTCTACGCATGGAAGGGACCATCAGGTGCTGGCCTGAGCCTGCAGCCACGGGCAGCCCAGGTCGTTGATTTCATTGCCTATGAAGGCGGCAGTGGCGGCACTACGGCCAGCGACTTCGGCTTTGCGTCGTCACCTGAAGCCGATGCACAGGTGCTGGCAGCAAAGGCCGCACCAGCAGCCCCCGACCTCTCACCTGAGCCAACCGATGACATCCCCTTCTGATGGCCCGCGTTTTCACCAAATCGGAGACCAGCAGCGCCACGAAATCCTTGAGCGCCTTGATCAAATCATCGCGTTGCTCCAGGCCTCTGCCCCGCCACCCGATAGCAAGACGGTTCCTATTGCTCGGGGAGCTGCTGCGCGATCTCGGAAAAAGAAAGATGCACTCCCGTGAGCTGCACATCCCGCTGCGGCCAATGAGCAAGGAGCGGCCCCGGAGTTTCCAGGGCCAATCCCGGCCATACATGAGCCGCAACTACAAGCTGTGGATGAAGGACTGCATTGCTGTCATGCAGGAATGGTGGGTCGGCCCACCACTCCAGAAGGTCAAGTTCTTGGAGATCGAACACCACGGGGCAGCCCGCGGCGATCTTGATAACAAGGATGGCTCAGTGATGGACGCACTGGTGAAAGCCGGAGTCATCAAAGATGACAACGTCAACATCATTGACGACCGTCGCAGCACCTTTCACAAGGCCAAGGTCAAAGAGGCCCACATCATTGTTCGATTGGAGTGGGAATGATTGAGTGTCCGAATTGCGGGAAGGATGACAGCAAAGTCATCGAATCTGGCAAGAACAAAGGCCGCTATGAACGGCGGCGTCGCTGCAATGTCTGCGGCGAGATGTTTAGCACCAGAGAGTTCACGTCAAAGGCAATCAAAGCCTTGATTTACGACCAGTTTGATGAGTTCAAGCGGGAGTCAGTCAAAGGTTTTGGCATCAGATGAATGAATCCAAGTTTTTACGCCATGCTCCTTGCCCCAGTCCTGGCTGCAACAGCAGCGATGGTCTGGCGATATACGACGACCACGAGTTCTGTTTCAAATGCAACTACCAAAAGCAGTACACCGAAAAAAAGGAAGACTCTTCCCTCCCGCGATCTATTTCGCCAATGAATGAGATCACATTCGATCTATTCGAGGAGCATCGCGGCATTGAGAAGAAAACCCTTGATCTCTATTCGATTGGCTTGAAAGATGACTTCATCGTCTTTCAGTATCGCGACAAGAACAACCAGTTCTGCGCACAGAAGATCAGGGCACTCAAGCCCGGACCTGATGGCAAGCGCAAAACGGTATGGAGAGGAGAAGCCCGCAAGGTTTCTGGTTTTGGAATGCACCTGGCCAATCCGGCCAAGCACGACAAGCTGGTGATCTGCGAGGGCGAGCTGGATGCGCCGAGCATTTACCAAGCCTTCAACGGCAAGATCGCTGCAGTGTCAGTGCCGAATGGCGCTGCTCACGCTGCCAAGTTCGTGCGCGAGCACCTGGACGAGCTGTTGAAGTTCAGGGTGATCGTTGTCGCCACAGATAACGATGATGCAGGGGACGAGGCAGCCAGCAAGATCATGCAGCTGTTCGAGCCTGGAAAGGTTCGGCGTGCTGTGCTCCCCCGCAAGGATGCAAATCAGACCTTGCAGGAAATGGGCAGCCATGTCCTGAAGGAATCGATCGATGCAGCCAAGGAAATTCGCCCGGATGGAATTAGGCCTGCGTCTGATTACGCGGGGATTGCCCTCAAGCCGCCCGATCGCACGGCAACGGACTGCGCCTTTGCGTTCTGGAACGCCAAGACCCCGTTCTACGACAACCAGCTGATCGTTCTGATTGCCGGCAGCGGCATCGGCAAGACGACATTCGCCCGTGCTCTGTGCATGTTCTTTATGGAGCAGGGCATCAAGTGCGGATGGATGGGCCTCGAGGAGACGGCCGATGAAGCCATCTTTCGTTTTGTCGGCATGGCTGCTGGCATCCAGCTCCATGCAAGGCAGAGCTATTCAGGGCTCAGCTCAGATGAGATGAAGAAGATCGAGCAGGCCGATCGGTTCATTACTGGATCCGGCTCGCTCGAGCTTTTCGATCATTTCGGCTCAATGGATGAGGAAGTGATCCTCACCCGGATGCAGTACATGGTCCGCTCGCTGGGTTGCAAGGTGATCTTCTTGGATCACTTGACGATCATCAGCTCTGGCTTGGCGCAAGACACCCGCCACCTGGACTCCCTAATCACAAAGATCAGGTCGTTCATTGCTGCCACTAAATGCACGGTGTTTGCTATCAGCCACCTGTCACGGCAGCCGAACCAGAACTTCGAGAACGGTGATGTGCCTGAACTTCAGGCCATCAGGGGAAGCCATGGAATCGTGCAGCTCGCTGACACGATCTGGGCCCTGGGCCGCAAGCGTGGCACCAACAAGACGCAGTCCCACTGCTTGAAAAACCGCATGTTGGGTCGCTGCGGCTATGCCGGCTCATTCGAGTTCGACGAAAACACTCAATCGCTAAGGCACTTTTGGGACGACCCGGTACTCAGCTGACCGATTGGAGCGAAGTCTCTGTCGGTGACGTCGTTCACTTCTTCACTGGCGCTGGCTGGAAGAAAGGGACGGTGCAGAAAAACAACGGCCAATCAGTTTTCATCCTTCACGTCAATGGATCCAAAGAAGTCAGGGTCACAACCAGTGACATCAGAAACCTTCGAGGCGCGGCAAGCCCGGCTCGAGGAGAACTATCACAGCAGCCCAGTGGTGTTGATCAATCGGAGCTTTTTAACTGACCAGCTCGAGGAGGCTTATCGCCAATACGACAAGTGCTGGCAGCAGGGCGACAAGATCAACTCACTCGTCTGGGATGGATTCATCCGCGCTTTCCATCGCTGCCTTGATGCGGAGGTGTCAGCACGATGAGCACCTTATGGATGGACATCGAGGCCGATGCGTTTGGCATCAGCCGCAGGCATGAATACGTGTTCAAGCTCAGCGAATACACGTACACCTATCTGAGCCGGTTGGATCTTTGCATCGCTGATCTCACCGAGCTGATTGAAAAGATCAGCAGCCATGCTCCTGATCACG